AAAATTGCAAACAGATATATACCATTCTTAAATGCTGGATTCCAAGGGTTAGACAAAATGCGTAGGGCCGCTACGACTAATCCAAAAGCGTTTATCGCCTGGGGGACTGCAACAATTACGCTGCCCAGCCTTGTTATTACTGGCTGGTATTTGCATTTTGCTCCAGAAGAGGACAAGAAAGAATATTTGGAAATACCTCAATGGCAAAAAGATTTATTTTGGGTAGTTAAGGTTGACGGTGCTTGGGTTAGATATCCCAAGCCATTTACTATTGGCTACGCATTTGGTAGTTTGCCTGAGAGATTTTTAATATGGGCAGACTCTGAAGGCCGTACTGACGGAAAAGAACTTGTAGTTGAACTCACAAAGGGTATGGCGAGTGCTTTAAGCCCTGTTTATGATCCTAGTGGTGTAATGCCAAGTGTGTTCAAAACGTATGTTGAGACTGTTGCAAATTATGATTTCTTTAGAGGACAAAGAATATATCCAGATTGGATGGATAGCTTACCTCCCGAACAAAGGAAATCTTCTTATACCAGTGATACCGCTGTAGCTATAGGTGAAGCCATAGGGTACAGCCCGGCTAAAATAGAAAAGATTATAACTGGTAGCCTAGCAACATCAGGAAAGTATGTTCTAGATGCAGGGGACTTTTTGATTGACTCAGTTAAAAAATACAACGATGAGCCAATTATAGAGCGCCCAAGTTCAATAACAGATATACCCCTGGTCAGGGCTTTTACTATGAGGCATCCAACAGGCTCTGCATCTCAAAGCTTGCCTGATTTCTATGAACTATCAACTCTAGCAAAACAAATAAAAAATGGCTACAAGAATGCATCCGACAGAAGAGAGTATAGGAAAGATAATTATGTGATGTTTCGTTCTATGCAAGGAATCGAAAATGCAATGAAGCGCATCAAAAAAGAAAATGATCGCATCAAAAGGATACGAAATCACAGGACAATGTCAGCGCAGCAAAAGGAAGAGGCACTGTTGAAGGCTAACAACAGAAACTTAGCTACAGCGCAAGGCGCTTTGGAAAGGTTCAACAAAAACTTAATTAATTATGAGTCTAAACAATAGTATAATTGGCAAAACATAAGAGGCCACAATGACAGTTACATCAAATACAACTCGCAACGATTATGTTGCTGGAACTAATCAAAACGTCTACAACTATACATTCCAGTTGAATGAGGCGAGCGATGTCACTGTTTACTTAGGCGGTGTCGTTCAGACGTTAAACACACATTACACCGTACAAAATGTAGGGGTAGGCACAGGCGGCACTATCACCTTCACCCTGGTAGATGGTAGTAATAACCCTATTTTCCCTACCGCTGGGACAGCCATATCTATTGTCATGGCTATGAACTTAGACCGGGATACAGACTACCAAGCCAATGGTGCATTCTTAGCGGCTGACGTTAACAATGATTACGATAGACTGTGGCTTGCAACCAACCAGCAGCAGACGGCCATAAATCGCTCTCTAAGGCTCCAGGACGATGACGTAGCTGGTGCATCACCTACGATGGAACTTCCCCTTAAAGACGATAGGAAGGGCAAATTACTAGGGTTCCACGCTACTACTGGCGAACCTATCACTGCTGTTACTTTAGATGCTGGAGAATTCGTAAAGAAAGCTGGCGATACCATGACAGGCACCCTCAATATGGGGTCGAATAAGGTTACATCTTCTGCAACACCTAGTGCTACATCTGACGTAACTAACAAGCAATACGTTGATGCTGCTGTAGCTGGTGTTCCTCAAGGTGATATTACTGCTGTTACTGCTGGTACAGGTATGACTGGTGGTGGTACTACTGGTGACGTTACTCTAAACGTAATAGGTGGCACAGGCATTACAGCTAATGCTGATGACATATCTGTTGATAACACTGTAGTGCTAACCACTGGAGTGCAAACATTAAGCAATAAAATATTTTCTTCCATTAGGGTGGGTGCTGGGGCTGTTGAGGTAGATATTATCCGTGATGAAGATGACATGTCTTCTGATGACCCGGATGCACTAGCCACTCAACAATCTATCAAGGCGTATGTTGACTCTCAGGCTGGAGGGGACATTACAGCAGTTACAGCAGGGGCAGGTTTAACCGGAGGTGGGGCATCTGGTGATGTAACCCTTAATGCTGTCGGTGGTACAGGGATTACTGTTAACGCTGATGACATCCAGGTCACTGACAATGGTATTGGCGCACTACAATTAAATGTATCTGGGAATGGTACTAGCGGTCAGTTACTTGCATCTGATGGTGATGGCACATTCTCTTGGCAGACGGGTGGATCAGGTGGCAATGAAACACTAGCTCAGACCCTGGCACTTGGTAACACTACAGGTGGCACAGACATTTCTGTATCGAGTGGCGATAACATTGTCATGGCTGCAAGTTCTACTGTTGATGGCCGGGATTTATCAGTCGATGGAGCCAAGCTAGACCTAATCAATCAGGGCGTAGCTACTACTGACAGCCCTACCTTTGTCAAAGTAACTATCAATGATGAAATCGTATTGCGCGGGGCTGATGCCTATGATGGCTTGCTGCAAAAGAATGCCTCTACAGGCCGCAATGAAATGCAGATTTACAGCAACCGTGACGCTAACGGGACTGGTTCCAAAGGTTCTGGAATGCACCTGTATGGAAACTACGACAATGAGCATGCAGGAAACATAGCCTTAATCACTGGGCAAAATGATTCCGGTACTGCCAGAATGATTGTGTCTGGCGGCTCTGCTAACTCGTCTAATCCTGCTCACCGTACCAACACAGATACCCGTGTCACTATTGGTAATGACATTTGGGATTTTGTTGATGATCAAGATGACACCGCGCTATTAAACCTAAAGAATCCAATAGGCCGCCCCGCTATATGTATATCTGGTGCAAGCTCTACCGAGGGCGACATAACTGTGCCTACCGGGGAAGCACTGGGTATAGGTCACTGGAGTGGCACAGCGTTTACTAATCGAATAAGCATGAATTCATCTGGACAGGTAGGCATAGGGACTGCATCGCCTACTGCGCCTTTGCATGTTAAATCATCAGGTGAGTTAGCTCGTTTAGAAACTACATCGTCTGGAGGAAATAACTATCTAGCATTTTATAAGCCTAGTGATGCAAGAAAAGGCTTTATAGGCTTTGGTGGTGGTGATTCTGATAATAAACTTTATATAAATAACGATGAAAACGCAGAGATTGTTTTTAGACCTAATAACACAGAACGTATGCGCATAGACTCCTCTGGCAATGTGGGCATAGGGACTGCATCCCCGTCCAGCCTACTAACAATCTCAGGCGCTGAAGGTTCAATGATACAGTTACAGGAGTCAGGGACTAATCGTGGCGCTATAGGTATCAAAAGCAACGAGCCGTTTATAGTTGATGCTGTTGGTGGTTTGCGTATGTCAGGCAGCGGCACTGCGAACGTCTTGCCCTGTGATAGCGCGGGAAGTGCTACTAATCAAGCATTAAACTTAGGAGCATCTACTTTATCTTTTGATACTGTATTTGCTGATGACTTTACAAATACTTCTGACAGAAACTATAAGCAAGACATTGAAGAATTGTCAGAGGCTGAGTTGCGTGTTGCTACAGCGTGTAAAGGGTTAATGAAAAAGTATCGAATGAAACATGCTGTTGTGAAGAAAGGTGACGATGCCCGTATCCATGTCGGTGTTATTGCCCAAGACTTGAGAGATGCGTTTACCGCTGAAGGTTTAGATGCTGGTCGCTATGGTATGTTTGTGTCGGAGACTGTATGGGAGGACTTTGTTGAGGTTCCAGCAGTAGAGGCAGTTGATGCTGTGTACGAAACTCAGACAGATGAAGAGGGCAATGAATCTCAGGTGCTAATTTCAGAAGCTATCGAAGCAGTAGATGGATACACTGACGTAAACCATTACTGGACAGAAGAAGAAGCTCCAGATACAGCAGTAGCAAGAACTAAAATGGGTGTCCGTTACAGTCAGCTACTCGCCTTTATTATAGCGGCCTTGTAAGATGATTGATCCCGTCACAGCAATGTCGGTAGCCGTTAACGCGTTTGGTACGATCAAGCGCATGGTTGCTGCTGGCAAAGAAGTAGAAGATACCCTGTCACAGATAGGGCGATTCTATGGTGCTGTGTCTGACCTGTCAGAGCATAGAAGAAGGGCTGATAACCCTCCCCTGTTTAAGAAGATCATTGCTGCCAAGTCTGTCAACGAAGAAGCTATGGAGACATACGCTCGGACTAAGCGTACTCAGCAGATGGAACGCGAACTCAGGGAGCTGTTGATGTATCAATATGGCAAGGATGGCTATCAGGAACTCGTTGATCTCCGCAGGTCTATTGCCGCGCAGAGAGAGAAAACGATCTACCTGCAAGATAGGAAGCGCAAGGCGTTATTCTGGAATAGTATCCAGATCACTGGGATAGCTGTACTTGGCTATGCCGTTTACTTTGTATTCGCACTAATATTAGGAGCCATGAATGGCAACGGTTAAGGAAGCAATTCTCAGGTTAGAGTCGCATGAGGCACAGTGCCTGGAAAGAATGAAGAGCATTGAGAAGCGCCTAGATGAGGGGTCGGCTAGATTCAACCGGGCAGAGGCTATGATCATATCCCTGTACCCATTCATTGTAGTTGCTGTTGTACTGGAGAGGATGCTGTAATGTTGAAGTTACTATTAGGCCCAGTAGCTGACCTTGCTAAGGGCTACCTATCTAACAAGGCCGAGCAGTCTAAGGCCAAGCATGAAGCTAAGATGAACGTGATTCAGAATGATGCTGACTGGGAAGCCAAGATGGCTGATGCTTCTGGTAACAGTTGGAAGGATGAGTTCTGGACTATTGTATTAGCAGTGCCTATCTTCATGGTGGGGTATGCCATAGTGGTAAATGATATGTCGGTAATACATAGAGTTGAGCAAGCGTTTGCTGCACTGAATGATTTGCCAGAATGGTATCAATACCTTTTGTTTGTAGCGATTAGTGCCAGCTTTGGTATCAAGGGTGCGAGCAAGTTAATGGGTATGCGTAAATGAGATACTTTAATCGGTCGGACTTTGATTGTCAGGAGACTGGTAACAATGAGATGTCGGATGAATTCCTATGGGCTATCGACGCACTACGTCATGAGTGTGGTTTCCCCTTCATCATTACAAGTGGTTACCGCGATCCAACCCATAGCATTGAGGCCCGGAAGGCCAAGCCTGGAACCCATGCCCAGGGTATCGCAGCAGACATCAGAATCACAGATGGCAACCAAGCCTACAAGATCATCGAGACAGCGCAGTCAATGGGATTTAATGGTATAGGTGTAGCCAAGACGTTTATACATGTAGACCTGAGACAGACTGCCCCGGTAGTGTGGTGCTATTAACTTAGCAAACTCTTAGCAGTTTTCTTTGAGTCTCTAAATGCCTTGGCAGTAGGAGCGCCTTTAGCACCAGGCTTCCGCATCTTTTCTTTAGAGCCAGCAGCAATGCGCTTTCGCTTGGCATGGATGTTTGCATATAAACCTTTCATCACTTCACTCACTTGTTATCTAATGTTTCATATACTTTACAACGTACGTTAAAGTGTACGTTTTCACCACTTAACTTTGTTGGCCCACCAAGCCGCAGACGATTTGCCTTTGGCTATGTTCTTTCTGTGTCTAGCTTTGAATGCTTCGTTACGCTTTGAGTTATCAGGTGAACCAGTCGCACCCTGCTGACCAAACCTAATAGTCTTTGGCTTACCGTCCACCTTAGTAACCACTACATGTGATTTGCTTTTGTGGCCTGGGGTACGCTTGGGTTTATCGTATCCAGATACACCGATGCGTTTTAATATGCTGTCTCTGCTCATGCACCGATTATACCAAAAAAAGACCCCGCTAAAAAGCAGGGCCAATAGGGGAAACAAAGTAGAAAACGATAAAGTTACATTGCCGGGGAATTCCGACAACTGTTTCAGTCTACATCATAATCAGTAATAACTAAAGAAAAAAACCCTGAAACTAATCAAGGCTTTTTAGTCCAAACATCGGACTGCCATCCGATATCTGAGGAAGTGTGAACCCAACTAGGTCGACACTCTTTTAGTCTACATTAAATGTTGGATTAAGCAAACTAATTTCTTCTGCATCTGGTGGGATAGAGTCTCCATCAATCCTATCCTGAATCTCAAGCCACATATTGTGCAGTTCATTTCGGGCATAGCCACTGGCATTGCCGTATACTGCTGACTCCAGAATGTTAAGCATCTGCTCTCGCAGGTCTGTATAGTTGTGCTTCTCTATGGTGTCTAGCATATGATCTAAAACATTTTCTTGGCTCATAACATTCTCCTAATTGTATGATACAGGCTCATAGGTTTCATCTTCTTTCATCTTCTTAAATTCTTCACGGTAGTGTTTAGCAATCTCTGCCCGTAACTTCTTGTTTGTAGGCATCAGCACATTCCACTTCTCGCGCAACATCTCTAAGTGGCCTACCCCATGGGTGTCTAGTACCCAGGCTGTAAACTCAAAGGGGTTAGCAGTGAACTTCATGTGACAGTAGTGGCACAGGCATACAGCATTATCTAACGACCACCTGACTGACTTGGCAGCCCGGCCATAAATGTGAGCGCACTCCATCCTGGCATCAGACTTCTTGCAGTGCTGGCATACGAACCCAGCCTTCTGTCTTACTACGTCACTAAACCACTTATCTGCCGCATCGCGCTTAATTGCCATCTTTAAAATCCTTGCTGGGAAACATTACATGTATTTTATAGTTCTCACCCAGAAACCTAATCACAGTCTCGGCTACCGGGGATACCTCATAGGTGTCTAACTCGGAACTACTCTCAGATTTGTTAGGGTACATTGCCCTCTGAACAGGCATCCAGATGTTATCCATGACACTCCTGTCTGTCCATGGAGTCTCTATTGTTTTAGATAACACAGGGCTGGTAGTCTGCATCTCATACCCAGCATCATTACATCTCTCAGCTATCTGCTGGCAAAATTTCCACATGGAACTATTCTGTTTAATAGTCCTGGGCTTGCCTAGCTTATAGTTGAACGTGACATACTTCTTGTCTGCAAACAGTTGTTTAACAAACATCAGGTAGTTATCTAGGCTCTCCTGACTGTTAACTTTGTAGCCTTCAGGCATTATCTTTACCCCAGTGACAGGTGAATGTAGTGATACTAGCGCGGAGCATAGCCTGAGAGAACACTGCCTTCCAGACTGTCTGCTCGTATAACAAAGAGTCAGCCGGAGGTAGTTTGTTGCCGTGAAATCCAGATCGTTTATCGTTCTTTCTTTTCTTGGCTATCTCCATCTTTCTTTTAACTTTAAGTTCTTGGCTCTGGAACATATGGATGGGCAGCAACTCTTCTGCTGTGCAGTACGGCCTATTGTTTAGCCTACCCTTGATGGTGTCGTATTTAACCGGGCCATTAGGTGATTTTTTAACAGTCCAATCAGTGTACTGCCGGTAGGTGTATGACTTACCCTCTTGGAAGTATTCGTGTTCACCAACAAAAGGTTTTAATACGGTTTCATTTTTTATGCGTTTCATATTAATCTCTCCGATAATGTTGTGTATGCTTTTGCTGCTGTTTGTGGGACTACTCCATTCCCCAGGAGCCTAATCCTGTCCACCCTGTCGGCACACCCATTAACCACTCGACCCAGTCTGGGTTCAGGTGGCCAGAGATTGGGTTCTCCGTTGCATAAACTGCCCTTGCCAACTGGTCGTTTCTCTTCCTCTCTGAACCATCGGGATTGGTTGCAGTCTTCGCCATGCCCGGTGTGTCCTTCCAATCTCTCGCTGATGGTGTCGGCCATGATGTAGACTCGCTTTCTATGGTGTGGAGCACCAACTTCACGCGCTGAGAATATTCCCCACGCTGATCGATAACCATCCTCTTCCAGATCGCTGATGACGCTGGAGAGTCCAAGCGAGATGTGCCCTTCGACGTTTTCAAAGAAGCATTGAACAGGTCTGATTGATTTAATGTGTCTCCGTATATGCGGCCAGAGGTGTCTGGGGTCATCTTCTCCGATTCGCTTACCTGCTGCTGAGAAAGGTTGGCATGGATAGCCAGATGTAAGGATGCTAACTTTTCCTCGAAAGATTTCCGATGGGAAGGTTTTAATATCCGTGTATATAGGTGCGGGAGGTATGATCCCGTCTTCCATCTTGTTAACCAAGTTCGCAATGGCGAAGGCTTCGATCTCCACATAAGCGATGACTCTATGTTCAAGCCCGGCAAGGTCAAGTCCTCTTTCGATGCCACCATATCCGCTGCAAAAGCTGATGACAGTTGGTAGTTCTTCGGTAGTATCCACATTTATTCCGCCCATGATCTATCAGTAACCTTGTCCATCAGGGGTGTAGCCTTGATAGAGTCGGTATTAGTTTTAGTTTTATTTTTAGCAGTCCCGATAACTTCATCTTCCCATCGAGCCTGGTTAAGGTAAGTGCTGGCATGCAAGATAAAGGATTGATTGTTAACATCCCATTCACCAGAATCCAGACGCTGAGTTACATTCTCTTCAATCATAGCCATCACATCTTGAGTTGGCTTGATCTGATTCCACCTATCACTAGCTGTCTTCTTTCCTGCTTTCCTTGGGTACAACTTCCAGAATGAATCAAAATCGACAATACTATTAACTGTAATATTAGGTGTAATATTAGATGTATTATTAACCATTAAGATTTCTTGTATAGGGTCATTAAGATTACTTGCATAGGTATCCAAGTTTTCTTGCATACCCTCCCCAAGAATTCTTATATACCTATTTAAGATATGTTTAGTACCCTCCTTGTACTGCATTTGAAGTGATATGTACCCACAATCCTTTAAGTTACCTATCCATGTTGAGATAGATGTCTTGGTCACACCATATAGATTGGCAAAGTAGGCATTACCTGCCCAGCAATACCCCTCTTTGTTGGACAGCGCAGTGATCTCGCCATACAACAGCTTGGCATTAGGCGTTAACCTATCATCGTATCTGACTGTGGCAGGGATGATGGCGTAGTAGCCTGGATTATCCATGTTCACCTGCCGCGATAAACTCAGATACTCTCACACCAAAGATGTCAGCCATTGATTTCAAGGTGCTGCACCGTGGCTCTCGATGACCATTGCGTATCAGGCTAATGGTTGCCGGGTTCAAATGGGCTTCTCTGCTCAAGTCCATCTGGCTCATACCATGCTCGCGCATGAAGTGATCTAATGATTTATTAATATCCACTGCTCTCTCCTAGTTATTGAGTTTTGATAATATACCTACGTTAAATAATTTGCAACAGATGTTTGACAATAGATAATCATTATGTAAAATAGACGGCACACACACAAATGAGGAAGTAACATGGACTATTCAAAACGTACCAAAGAGATCGCCAAAGAGATGCTAGGCGATAAACTTAAAGACCCGATGTTAGTATGGGAAGCTGTCAGCCTTGATGGCGTTAAGTTCCCGCACCAGGGTTGTGGCCTATCTGATTACCAGCGCAAGCAAAACCATGCCCATGAGATGAATATCATTGATGACATCCGCACAGCAGTGCTGGCTAAGGATGATGCTGCTCTGGGTAAACTAATGCGTGAGCAGATCGAGTACCACCTTATCGAGTGTAGCTTGTTCGATGCTGATATGGCTGCTGACCGGGAGTATCACTATGAACATTAATGATATGACTGATTACTGCAAGGGCGAGTATGATTGCGTCCACGGCCATGAGGCGCTGCCTAATCAATCCCCTGCTTACTATGAGGGGTATGGAGACCGCTATGCTCAAGAGCAATGTGACACAGCTAAGTCGGAGGTAGCATGAATAACAATGATCTTTTGAAAACCGTTCACGAGATGGACGTAGTCTTACAGACCAAGCCAACCGGGCTGCGGGACTTAATTAACAGGCAGTGGCTGCTAGACGAGATACTGCGAATCAATACACTACTGAGAAAACAAGGGGTAATCAAATGAGTAATGTTTGGAAAACGCTATCAGCTATAGACTGTAGCAAGCATGTTGAAAAGAAGGGCAACCTATCCTACCTATCCTGGGCATGGGCGTGGCAGACACTGAATGAACACTACCCAGATAGCAGCTATGCTTTCTGCCCACCCACCTTTCTGGAGAATGAGACTTGCGAGGTCAATGTATCTGTCACTGTTGAGGGCAAGACGCACAGCATGTGGCTCCCGGTAATGGATAACCGTAACAAGTCTATTGTTAACCCCACCACTAGGGATATCTCTGATGCCCGTATCAGGTGTCTCGTAAAAGCAATCGCCATGCATGGGTTAGGGTTGTATATCTATCAGGGCGAGGCGCTACCCAGTGCTGTTCAGGATGCTCCGATAGACAGTGCCCAGGCTGCACAGTTGAAGTCACTGCTGGAGATTACAGAGTCTGACGTTAAGAAGTTCTGTCAGGTGTTTAAGTGTAATACTGTTGAAGACTTACCCGCTATGCGCTTTGATCAGGCATTGGGGATGTTAAACAAGAAGGCCCAAAATGCGGATTCTTGAAGCCGAGCAGGGCAGTGAGGAATGGCTGGCGGCTAGGGTAGGACGACCTAGTGCTAGTCAGTTCCACAATCTAGTCACCAGTAAGGGCAAGGCAAGTACATCTGCTGACCGCTACATCAACCTGATGATCTCTGAGAGACTTACTGGTAGGTCGGAACCCATCTTTGTGACTGATGCTATGCAGCGCGGCACTGATTTAGAGCCAGAGGCCCGTGCCTATTACGAGTTAGAGACAGGCAATGAGGTTGAAGAAGTTGGGTTTATCCTTGATAACTCTGGTGAGTTTGGTTGCAGCCCTGATGGTTTGGTGGGTGATGATGGTGGTATTGAAATCAAATGCCCAGCAGCACACAACCATGTAACATGGGCGCGGGAAAAAGTATGCCCTACCAAACATTATGCTCAGGTGCAGGGTTGCATGTATATTACCGGGCGTAAATGGTGGGACTTTATGAGTTACCACCCTGATATTAAACCTATGATCGTTCGTGTTGAGCGTGATGAGGAATTTATTACTAACCTGGCCGAGCAGATACTGTTGGCCGTCACTGAAATTATATCTGAAGTAAGGAACTTAAAATGAAAATAGGTGTATCTGTATCACTCGACGTTACTAAAATCGACAAGTCTCGCATGACGCAAGTTACCAAGAAAGATGGCAGCACTGCTACCTATCTGAACATGACTACGTTTATCGACACTGACCAGCAGGATCAGTATGAGAACAATGGCTTCATCGCACAGTCTCAGAGTAAGGAAGAGCGCGAGGCTGGTGAAGAACGTCCACCCATCCTGGGCAATGTGAAAGTATTCTATACTGATGGTGCTGCTCCGGCTGCTTCTAAGTACGCTGACACGGTTGTAAACTCTCCAATCACTGAAGACATTCCATTCTAGGAGGTCGTATGAAAGACAAGATAAAAGAAGCGCACCGATACGCTAACTGGCAACTGTTTAAACACAGTATCGACAAGCCATTTATTGTTATGCACTTTAACGCCAACAGCTACCCTATTGTTATTCGCAGGTGGCATGCTGTATTAATATTATTATCTTTGTTGATCGCGTTTTAGCCAAGCCGTTTTCTCTCCGGCTGTGTAGCAGGGTTAGCCCACCTGTGGCGACAACGGGCTTATGATATTATGGTATATAATGAATAGACAAAAAGCATTTGGAATAATATCTCACCTCGCTATAATCCTGCCTCAACTGGTATTGGTGGTGATTACGGTGATTATTGTTATGATTATTTTTGTAATCTGTGGCTTGGCTGCGATTGCAAAGCAGGACATCTAGCGGCTTTCGGGCCGCTTTTTTTATGGAGAATAGAATGAGACATTTAGTAATCCCGGACACTCAAGTAAAACCAGGCGAACCCACTGAGCATTTACGATGGGCAGGACTGTATGCAGCAAAGAAAAAGCCAGATGTTATTGTGCATATTGGCGATCATTTTGATATGCCAAGCCTATCATCATGGGATGTCGGCAAGAAGTCGTTTGAGGGTAGGCGTTACCTGGATGACATCGAAGCGGGGATTGCCGGGATGGAGTTATTCTTGCAGCCGATACGGGAAGAGCAGGAAAGGCTAATCAGGAACCGGGACAAGCGATGGAACCCCAGGATGATTTTTACCCTGGGAAACCATGAGAACCGTATTGAGAGGGCGATTGAGAGTGATGCCAAGCTGGAAGGGCTGATAGGCTACCATGATCTCAAGCTAAAAGAGATGGGCTGGGAGGTGTATGACTTCTTGGAGGTCGCGATAGTTGATGGCATTGCATACTCGCATTACTTCACCTCTGGGATTATGGGTCGGCCAGTGAGCAGCGCTCGGAACATGTTAGCCAAAAAGATGATGTCGTGTGTCATGGGGCATGTTCAAGATAGGGATATAGCTTTTGGCAGGAGGGCTGACGGAACCAACATACTCGGACTGTTTGCCGGGATATTCTACCAGAATGATGAAGACTACCTTACCCCACAAACTAACTCATCCTGGCGGGGCATATGGGTATTGAATGAGGTTCAACATGGTGGGTGCGACCTTACCATCGTATCACTCAATTATTTGCGTGAAGAATTCGAGGGAAAGTAATGAATTTAAAAAGACACTGGCAGGAATTAAAACAGAAACACCCGGCTATTGAAGACCAAAACCAGCCTACCCCACCAACTAAACCAGGCGCGGCTTTGGCAGGAAATTGCCAGCAAAACCAGCCTACCCCAAAAAGTAGCTTGGCAGGAAAAAAGTCTACCCCCCAAACTGATCAGATAAACCCCGATCACTACAAGGGGGCTGTTGAATGCATCGACGCGATAGAAGCCGGAATGGATCGCCAGCAATTCGCGGGTTATTTGCGGGGCAATGTCCAGAAATATACTTTTAGGGCTTACAGTAAACATCCAGAACCATTGACCGACCTATTAAAGGCGCAATGGTACCTATCCCGATTGATCGACCATGCAAGGGGCGAATAAACCCCTTTTAAACGCATTTTAAGGGCGATATTAGCGCGATTAGCACCGCCACCCATTCAACCCTACATGTTCACCGGATAAACCCCGCCAAATAGGCAAAAAAAAGCCCCTAAAAAGGGGCTAAAGGATTGCTAAGGGAATTATCTAGTGCCGAGCCATTCTAAGCCCTCGGCCATGGTGCAAACTTTTATCTCGTGATCGTCTGTTTGATCGCTGTAAATGCCAAACATGCAAATTTGGTTTAATGCTCCCGACGGCACATTGCCACAATCTGGCTCGGTGTGATCATCTTCATAAACTGG